AAATAGAATCCGAAAAAAAAGGAATCGCAGGAATACCCCTTACGAATACAGGTTATGTCAGGAGATATTTGAAAAAATGTTGCTATCCTTATGGTAGAGAAAATGCCGGCAATCGTGAGATTTATCGAATGAAAATGCGAGAATTGATCATGACACCTGAGGATTATATCTTTTATAGAGAAGCGTTCGCAGGTGGTTTTACTCACGGAAACGCCCTTTATATTGGTGAACATATACGAGGTAGAACTGATTCTGACGATTTTACCAGTAGCTATCCGGCTGTCTGCTTATCCGAATTATTCCCGATGTCATATCCTGAGATATATTACGGCTTGAATAAAAAAGAATTCCTCAAATTTTATAATGACCCGTCAAGGCTGATGATTTTTGCCGTGAAATTTACCGGGCTTCGAATGAAAGATAATGTTTTTGAGAATCCTATATCTGAGAGCAAGTGTCAGAAGCTCATTAACTATCAATCAAATAATGGTAGGGTTGTATCTGCTGACGTGCTGGAATGTGTGATAACTAATGTAGATTTTTCGTATCTTAGAAAGTTCTATGATTGGGAAACAATATCTATAGGGAAGAGTTACGTGTTCTATGGAGCTTATCTTCCGAAGCCGATTATAAAAGCCATATTAAAACTATATCAGGATAAGACCAAACTGAAGGGAGTTGAAGAAAAAATAGTAGAATATATGATTAGCAAAGGAATGTTAAATGCCTGTTATGGCTGCATGGTTACAGACCCTGTAAAAGATGAGATTATATTCAATGAGGACGGCTGGGACGTTAACCCGGCAGATCTCAATGAAGCGATCGATCATTATAACAAGAGTAAAAATCGGTTCCTCTTCTATCCGTGGGGAATATTTGTCACGGCTTATGCAAGGAGAAATCTATTTACCGGTATCTATGAGTTGGGAAGAGATTATATTTACGCTGATACGGATTCTGTAAAATATCTTAACAGAGAAAAGCACGCCGAATATTTTAAGAAGTACAATCTTAACATTACTAAAAAAATCCGTGCCGTACTTACCTATTATAATATAGACCCGGAGCAGGCAGCACCAGAGACCATCAAAGGCGAAAAAAAACAGATTGGAGTTTGGGATTGGGAGACCGAAAAAGACTTTTATACAGACTTTAAGACCCTCGGTGCAAAAAGATATATCTACACTCAGAAAGGCAAGTTACATATTACAATAGCCGGATTATCCAAAAGAGATGGCTGCCAGTTTTTAGAAAAGCAGGCGGACCCTTATGAATTCTTCACTGACGAAATGACAATTCCGGCCAAGAATTCCGGTCGGCTGACACATACATATATTGATGATCCGGAGGACGGATTATTGACTGATTATAATAATATGAAAATGGAATTCCACGAGTTGACAGCCGTACACCTCGAACCGGCAGAATTTACGTTATCGATAACTAAACAGTTCTTAGATTATGTAGGAGGTTTCAAAGATGAAATATTATACCCTTGATAAGATTCGGAATAAATGCCCTGACGCAAAGTATTATGTTGTATTTTCCCTGAGGAGTAACGGAAAGTCCTATTCTGTATTGAATTTAATCTTGGAAAATTATTTTGATGGTAAAGGCAGAGGAGCGATAATCAGGAGATGGGATACGGATTACAAGTCAGGGAGAGGTAATCAGATGTTTGAGGGTCTCGTTTCTAACGGAGTTATTACCAGATTAAGTCATGGCGAATGGAGCGGAGTCCGCTATTACGCAGGCAAATTTTATCTCACACGGAAAGACGAGGACGGAAAGATAACACAAGACGAGTCTCCATTTTGTTACGGCTTCAGCCTGACGGCTACAGAACACGACAAGTCTACAAGTTATTCTGACGTTACAACAATATTATTTGATGAGTTTATAAGTAGATCGGCTTATCTTCCTGATGAATTCATTCTCTTAATGAACACGATTTCAACAATTGTGAGAAATAGGGACAATGTTACCATATACATGATGGGTAATACCATCAATCCGTATAATCCTTATTTTGACGAAATGGGTCTGTCCCATGCCAAAAAGCAGGCTAAAGGTACGATAGATGTCTATACTTATGGTGATAGTGGATTGAAAGTAGCCGTAGAGTTTGCAGACAAACCTAATAAGTCCGTTCCCTCTAATGTGTATTTTGCTTTTGATAATCCGAAATTAAAAATGATCACTTCTGGAGACTGGGAAATAGCCATTTACCCACATTGTCCTATCGACTTTAAACCTTCCGATATCAAGTTTATATTTTTTATAAAATTTGAAGAAGATCTTCTTCAATGTGAAATTGTCATTCAGGGAAAATATAATTTTTTATACATTCACAGAAAAACAACGGACTTGAGACACCCGGAGAAAGATCTAATATTTGATACAGAATATAATCCGGCCTATAATTGGGGGCGACGGATCACTTCTCCCGCTAATAATCTACAGAAAAAGATAGCATGGTACTTTGCAGCCGATAAGGTATTTTTTCAAGATAATACAGTAGGCGAGATCGTTAGAAACTTCATAATGTGGAGTGATCAGGCGGGTAATATATAACAATCACAGCTATAAAAAAAGACTATTAGACAGATTGTAATATAAATTGTACTATTACTATAAGGTGATTACCTTATCATATATCACATAACCCATCACAACTATATGAAAGGAGTATAACATGGGTATTGCAAACAAGTACAACAGGACGGGTAACAGGTTCACAGCAGAGCTTCCGGAAGATCTTCCTTTTATGAAACTCTCGGAGCTAGGTGAAACTAACACCCCCCTCATAATCCTTAGTATGTGGATCAACACCAAGGGAAAATTCGGAGCGCACCCCGTTGTGGCTACCCCTTCGGGATTGGTTGACTTCCCGAATTCGATGGCGGAGACAGTGAAGGAGATGATAAAAGATGACGAAGTGATAGATGCGGTTAATGATCGTAAACTCGGTTTTATAGTTAGAAAATATCATACTAACAAGTACAATCGGGACGCATACACGGCAGATTTTGTTGATCTTGAATAAAAATTAAGACTATACGCGCATTTCCTCAGGACTTGAAGTCCTGAGGATTTTTTTATACAATAATCTTCAGGAGGTAAATATAATGAGTAAAAACGAATTTATAACAACAGTAGGAGCAGTAGCGATGGCTGAAAAGGCTAATAGATCACGTTGGGTGCTGCCGTCAGTTTGTATCGCACAGGCAGCTCTTGAATCCGGCTGGAATTTGAAAGCAAAAACCTTGTTCGGAATTAAGGGAAACGGAAACAATCTTAAAACGACAGAATATATCAATGGTAAATATGTAATGGTAACGGCTGCTTTTAAGTCTTTTCCCTCGGTAGCTGCCGCGGTGCATGGCTATTATGATCTTATTTGCAAGTCTCCTCGTTACGCCGGAGCTGTAAATAATCCGGACTTCAGAAGCGCAGCCAGATCGATCAAGAACGGGGGCTATGCCACAGATCCCGGGTATGCGGATAAGATAATAAGAATCATTATCGATAATCATTTAACATCTTTTGATTATGCTTATCTTGAGAAAACAAAAACACCGGATAATGTAACCTTTCATAACGGCAGAGATTACATTGTTACTCCTGAGATTGGTCTTAATGTTAGAAAAAATCATGCAAGGAATGCTAAAAAAGTAAAGGCGTATCCTAAGGGAACAATATTTACTTGCTTAGAATCTTTTCTGACATCTGACGGCTCGGTCTGGGTGCGCACGCCCTCCGGCTGGGTGTGTGGTTATGATGGCACTGCAAACTGTTTTTATGCAAAGGAGAAATAAATGTATTCACTACAGGACGTTGCCAGCATGATTCATTTTGATCATGCTTGGAAGATAATAATTGTGCCCCTCGTTCTTATGGGTTTTGATATTCTTACCGGTTTTATAAATGCTTGGAAATGCAAAAAAATATCCTCTTCTAAGCTCAGGAGTGGAATTGCCAATAAATTCGGTGAGATGCTAATTATAATTGTATCTCTGTTCTTACAGTATTCTCTCGGCATGCCGGAAGAGATTTGTACGTTTTTGACAATCTACATTATTATAATGGAATGTATATCGATTCTAGAGAATTGTGAAAAACTAGGAGTGAAAGTTCCGGCTTGGCTTACTGATAAATTAAAATCTGTAGCGGAAGGTGGTGAAAAGAATGGCAAAGAATGATTATAGTCTGGGATCTTATTATCTTAATAATATAAATTTTGATGTTGAAAAATACTCGAAGGACAAAAAAGCGATTGCCGACAGTATCGGATTTTCCGTATTAAATAAAATGCAGTCGGCTTTTATATGGAAAGGATTACCGGACACGATTCCGCAGAAATGGCTTGAAAGCCAGCTGCAAGTTAATGGATTTTCGTTTATAACAAGGGCTGATGATGGGAATTTATACGCTTTTTATGGAGGCTTGGGCGGAGATCCGGACGCATATTATCAGCCTACAATTTGTGTGATAGCGGATCCGGGTATCAATTTTAACAAATCATGTATTATTGATGAAGATGGTATCCTCATTTCTAACGATACATATAGGCGAGGGCTTATCCCTGTAATTGGTAAATATGCCGGATTGCTCACTGAGAATACAATAACAATGCGGATAGCTGATATAATGGCAAGGGTCTCTAACATTATATCAGCAGGTGATGAGAGTACGAAAGGATCAGCAGAGGAATATCTTAAACAGATAGAGCAGGGACACATAGGAATTATTCTAGAATCGCCTTTTCTCGAAGATCTGAAGATAAATCCGGCAGCTACAGCCGGAGAGCATCGATTGACAGACCTGATAGAGGTTGAGCAATATCTGAAAGCTTCGTTATATAACGAGCTTGGGCTTCAGGCTAATTATAACATGAAGCGAGAAAGCATTAACAGTAGTGAGGCGCAGCTTGGAGATGATGCCTTGCAACCTTTTATTGATGATATGCTAAGGGAAAGAAAAGAGGCGGCTGAAAAGATAAACAAGATGTTTAATCTTAATATCTCGGTAGAATTTAATTCTGCGTGGAGAGTCAGCCAAAAGGAAAGAGAAGCAGAATTGAAGCAGGAAGAAAAATTAGCGGAAGAGGTGAATGAAGATGGGAATACGAGAGAATCCGTCAATAGCGGAAGCGATGCCGACAGTGGGAATAATCCAGACAATGCAGAGCAGGAAAAAGCAGAAGAGTAAATGGCTGCAGGATATTACAACTGAGGACGCTGCCCTGTTAGATTTTAAGATAGGCACGGATTACGGTAGCCGGATATTAAACAACTTCGGTACTCACGTCCAGACAGACATTGCAAGGGTATCTGATTTTTTATATCTTAAATATGGGATTAAATGGGATAGACTTTATACGGCATACACCTCAGAATATAATCCCATATGGAATGTTGACGGCAGCATCATAGAGACAGAGACAAGAGACCTGTCAGCAGATCATACAGGAACGGATACTACAGGTTCTACCGGTACTGACACGGAAACGCATACAGGAACGGAGACTATAGCAGATTCCGGAACTGATACGGAAACACATACAGGAACGGAGTCTGTATCCGATTCCGGAACGGACAACGAAAGCCGGAGCGGGACTGATAGGAAAGAGACCTCCGGCTCTGTTTACGGCTTCGATTCTTCAGGAGCTGTCCCTGCGGATTCTGGAAGCGAGACAGTAACGGCAGGAATAGGAACGTCAACCACCTACGGAAAAAAAGAGGATACGACAAAAGACCTGACGGACAGCACGACATACGGAAAGTCAGAGGAAAACACAAAAAATCTAACAGACTCAACTACTTATGGCAGAACGGATACAACTACTCATAACACAAAGGACACGGACACGGGCACGATAACACGGCAGACAATAAGAGGTGGTAATATCGGCGTGACAATGACTCAGCAGCTGCTGGAAGCGGATTCCGAATATTGGAATAAAGTAACAAGCCTTTTCTATCATCAGGTTCTAACTGATGTTGTCAATGAAATAACTTATAAAATTAGCCCCGTTGAAATGTATTGATTGAAATTGTATAATAAATTTGTTAAATTAAACTCTTGAAAGGAGATTAAACCATGAAAGTTGAACAGATTTTTAAACTTATGAACACAGTCACAGGAGAAGTCCTCGGAAAGAGTGATCTCATAGCTGAGGACCTCTCGAATGTTGTGGACGTTGGAACAGAGATCTTTGCAGCTGATGCCGTTGACAACTACGTTAAGTCACTTGTTAATCACATTGGTAAAGTGATCTTTGTAAACAGACCCTATTCAGGCATAGCCCCTTCTGTAATGAGAGATGGCTGGGAATATGGCTCAGTGCTGGAAAAGCTCACAGTATCCAAGCTTCCTGAGGCGGAAGAAAATGAGAGCTGGGAGCTGACAAATGGCAAGAGCTATGATCCTAACATCTTCTACAAGCCGGAGGTTTCTACAAAGTTCTTCAATAAAAGAGTTACCTTTGACATTCCTATGTCCTTCACGAAAGATCAGGTGAAAGAAAGCTTTTCCAATGCAGAGCAGCTCAATTCCTTTATATCCATGATCTATACGGCAATCGACAAGAGTATGACTGTGAAAACTGATGGTCTTATCCTGAGGACTATTGATAGCCTGATAGGCGACACGCTCCATTCTGAATTCCCTGACGCCACATACTCGGCAGGATCAGGAGTCAGAGCTGTTAACCTGTTGAAGCTCTACAATGATAAATTCTCATCGACTCTCACTCCCGCTCAGGCGATTACAAATCCCGAATTTATAAGGTTTTCGGCTTATATCATGGGATTGTATCAGAGGCGCATGACGGGAATATCCACCCTTTACAATGTGGGCGGCACTGATAAATTCACACCTACAGATCGGCTTCACACCGTGCTTCTTGCGGACTTTGCGGCAGCAGCCGGAGTTTATCTCTATGATGGAAACGGGCAGTTTAAGACTGAAAATATACAGCTGCCGAAGGCTGAGATTGTACCTTACTGGCAGGGATCCGGTAAAAAATTTGACTTTGCCGATACATCAAAAATCGACACAACAACCGGAAGCGGAAACAAAGTAACGGCATCGGGAATTCTTGGAGTAATGTTCGACCATGAAGCTCTGGGCGTGGCTAATCTTGCGAAAGATGTTGACGCTTATTACAACGGAAAGGCGCGGTTCTGGAATAACTTCTACCATTATACGGCAGGGTACTGGGTCGACCTCAACGAGAACGGAGTTGTTTTCTTTGTAGCTTGATAAGATAGAAAGGAGAGCCGGGAGAGATAATATCTTTCCCGGTGATTTAATATATGGCAAACTATGTTCTTACTCCGGAGAATACGGAGATTAAGATATCTTATAGAGGATTATTCGCCTTATTTATTGTAAAATCAAAATTGTTTGATGGTAAAAATCTAACTTATAATGATACATTCGATACAAGCGCTTTTAATTGGTCTGGCATGAAGTTTAAAGCGCCTGTTCTAGGGTATGGATGGAAACGCCATTATCACGGAGATGGAACCTCACCCGACACCTATCACGGAGTATTAAAAAGCATGGGTGATACCTCAACATTGGACTTAACAAAAGAAGGTGTATATTATGTCGTGTCACCAAAGATTAATATTGATGAGTATTATTCTGAAAATGCTCAAACAATAAAATCAACCCAAGGAATTATACAGGTTGATGACCAAAATGCCGACTATGATCACGCTCAAATACAGATGCCGTATCTGCTGACCGACTATGAGGAGGATATTTTTTGCAATTCAGCCCCCATTTCTGTATTTGTAGATTCGAACGGAATATATAAGGCAGGCTACTATTCTGACGGAAATATCAAGTACTGGTACGATAAAACAGCTAAAAAACCTTATGATATTAAAAGACTTGAAATTAATCTTAATCCCAATTTCTCACCTAAATTAGCACCAAGTCAATATTGGCACGATTTACGTAATCCCATTGTAAAAGCTCTTTATAATTCAGAAGAAACCGACCCGAATAATCCCTATTCCGGCGGTGGTACTTCCGGGCCGGGTGGTGGTGGTGGCTCGTTTTCCGGTGATAACGACCCGATAGACATTCCAGATCTTCCATCTATATCAGCCGTCGACGCCGGATTTATTACAATTTATAAACCGTCACTTGACGAATTGCGGAATTTATCAAGATATCTTTGGAGCGATCTCTTCTCTCTGGATTCCTTCAAAAAGCTCTTTGCTGACCCGATGGATTGCATACTTGGTCTTAACATTATGCCATTCGGAATTGCGTCAGCAGGGAAAGCTAATGTCTAT